GCTATAGGCAATGCTACTATTCTAAACTATAGACGTGGTAGTGGTAGTAGCACATTAGTACGTGTAATACTTTCATAAACAAAAAAGGAATACTAAAATGGCTAAGATGCCTATGACTATGAAGAACGGCAAAAAGGTTCCTACCTATGCTGCTGACGGTGTTGGCAAAATGAATATGGGTGGTATGGCTAAGAAGAAACCAGCAGCCAAGATGATGGCTGGTGGTATGGCTAAGAAGAAACCAGCTGCTAAAATGATGGCAGGTGGCATGGCTAAGAAGAAACCAGCCGCTAAGATGATGGCTGGTGGTATGTCTAAGAGTGGCTATATGTATGGCGGTACGGTCAAGAAGAAGAAGTAACTGCATAACGGGGTTGCAATCTTGTACGTAGTCTGATAACATAAAACATGGTATAACTGTCCTTGGTAATAAAGGAGTTATACCATGTTTAAAAAACTTTACAAAGCAATGCAACGTAGTCAAATGCGTAGAGTAGAGTACTGGCAACTAAATAATATGTCAGATCAAATGCTCAAAGATATAGGAATTACACGTGGCGAAATCAGGGATAAGTTCTACAACAAAGAAAAAGTCTGGCGTTAATGCGGCTGGTAACTATACTAAGCCTACTATGCGTAAGTCTCTTGTGGCCTCCGTTAAGGCTGGCAGCAAAGGTGGAGGCTCTGGACAGTGGAGTGCAAGGAAAGCCCAGATGGTTGCTAAGCAGTATAAAGCTAAAGGTGGAGGATACACATCGTGAAGGGCGTAAAGCATTATAAGAAGGATGGTACTGAGCACAAGGGCGCTACTCACAAGATGCCTGACGGTTCCTTGCACACTGGTAAGGGCCACGGCAAAACAAGCGTAAAGTTATCTCACTATAAAGATTTAAGTAAAACAGCAAAGGCTAAAGCTGATGGCACTAAAAAAGTCTCAAAAAAGTCTTAAGTCTTGGACGAAGCAAGATTGGACTACTAAGAGTGGTAAGCCTTCCACACAAGGTCCAAAAGCTACTGGTGAAAGATACCTCCCTAAGAAAGCTATTAAGTCTCTTAGCTCTGCTGAGTATGCTTCTACAACTAAGGCAAAACGTAAAGGCACTGCTGCTGGTAAACAGAACGTAGCTCAGCCTAAGAAAATTGCAACTAAAGTAAAACCGTATAGGAAAAAAACATGAGACAATATCTTAAGCGTCTTTTATGTGCAGTACTTAATAGGGCTTGTCCCTGCAACAAATGTGAATGTTCTTAAGGAGTAGTTATGAAGTCTGGGTATATGAATGGTGGTATGGCTCCACAAGCCAAACCAAAGATGAACAATATGAGTATGCCTCAACAGGCTAGTCCTAATATGAATACTATGGGTATGGCTCCTCAACCTATGACACCTAAACCCAAGTCTACTCCAATGGGCTATCGAAAAGGTGGTTATGTTAATTGTGGTGCTTCTGTGCCAGCAACTCAAGGAAAAGGTAAATAAGTTATGGCTAAAGAAACATTACAAAAGTATTTAAATAGAATGTTAAAGAGTAAGGGTGTATCTCTTACAGATGAAAAGAAAAAAGCTAAGAAGTATTCATCTATTTCTGCTGCTAAGAAAGCTGGTTCCCTCTACTACACAAATAAAGATGGTAAGGTTATGGCTGCAGTGTTTGCAGAAGACTTAAAAGAAAGAGCTGCACCGAAGCCTACACCTAAACCAAAGCCTACACCAAGTACTGGTAGTGGTCGTGGTTCTGGTTCATCTGAAGTACAAAAGCGTAGGACTGACATAGAGTCACCAACCAGTGGGGCAAGACGCCTTGCACAGTCTAAGGCAGGTTCTAAAACTCTAGCCGATATGAGGGCTGCTGGTCTTAAAGCACCCAAGTTATCACCAAAGGGTGCGGCGGCCCAAGAACAAATTGATTCTGCAAAAGCTGGTGACAAAGCAGCTGAGCGTTCCCGTGCTAAACGGTTTACAAAAGCTCAATGGAAAGCTATGGCTCCCGCAAGGCGTAATGAACTAGGATTACCTAGAAGCTCATCAGGTGTTGCATTCAAAACAGTACCTGTAAAAAGACGCAGAGATATAAATAATTAAGGACTACTTACAATGGTACGTCAGCTAACAGATAAGCAACAAAAGTTCTTAGACGTTCTTTTTGACGGAGCACAAGGCGATCCAATTAAAGCAGTTAAGCTTTCTGGGTACGCTGAGGGCACGTCTGCCTCTTCCGTAACAGGCTCCTTAATAGATGAGATTGCAGAACTAACTAAGAAGTTCATTGCTCAGTCATCAACTAAGGCTGCTTATACTATGTTTAGTGTAATGGCAGACCCTACAGACCTAGGCGTTAAAGAAAAGATGCTTGCAGCTAAAGATATACTAGATCGTGCAGGTTTTACTAAGACAGATAAGGTAGAAGTGAAGACCTCAGAACCTCTCTTCATCCTGCCTTCTAAGGAGTCTGATGAGTAAAAGAGCAAGTAAAGCAGAATATCCAGATAAGGTAGAGTGGAGGATACCTTTGAGAGGAGAGATGGGTGAATGGTATCCCATCATACGAATAGGACGACACATACCCTTTGGATATAAACAAGACGAGGATGATCCAGATCTTCTTATTCCAATTCCAGAAGAACTAGAACTTCTAGAAAAAGCAAAACTCTTTCTCAATGAGTACAGTGTAAGGCAAGTAGCCCTTTGGCTATCCAAGCAGTCTGGTAGAAAGATCTCACATGTAGGGTTATATAAACGTGTCCGAATCGAAGAAAAAAGGCGTAGGTCGTCCAACAACTCTAGGCAGTATGCCAGGCGGTACAAAGAGGCGGCAGCCAAAGCGGAGAAAATCGAAAAGCAACGTATCGGAGGTAGAGCCACAAGAACTATTGAAGGACGACAAAACTGGGAAGACGTTAACCCTTGGGTCGAAGAAGACACCAGCGACAGTTAAACCAGCGCCTTTCGATGTTGAAGTTGCACAAGAAATTATCTTTCAACCTAACGCAGGACCACAGACTAAATTTCTAAGTGCGACTGAACAAGAGGTTTTATATGGTGGGGCAGCTGGGGGTGGAAAGAGTTATAGCTTAGTTGCTGACCCTGTACGCTATCTAAATAACCCTAATGCTAGTATGCTTTTAGTTCGTCGTAGTACTGAAGAACTAAGAGAACTTATCTCAGTCTCTAAACAACTCTACCCCAGAGCAATACCTGGTATTAAGTTTATGGAGAGGGACAAGACATGGATAGCACCAAGTGGAGCTACACTATGGATGTCCTACCTAGACCGTGACGATGACGTTATGAGATACCAAGGTCAGGCTTTTAATTGGATTGGCTTCGATGAGTTGACGCAATGGGACTCAAGCTATGCGTGGACATATATGCGCTCAAGATTACGTACTACTAAAGCATCAGGGTTACCTCTCTACATGAGGGCAACAAGTAACCCAGGTGGACCAGGACACCAGTGGGTAAAACGAACCTTTATTGATCCCTCTGAACCAGGAAAGCCTTACTGGGCTACAGATGCAGAAGGTGAAACAATCTGCTGGCCTAAGGGACACACTAGAGCAGGAGAACCACTGTTTAAAAGAAAGTTTATTCCTGCTACTCTGTTTGATAACCCATACCTCTCAGATGATGGTATGTACGAAGCTAACCTACTCTCTCTACCTGAGCACCAAAGACGACAACTACTAGAGGGTGACTGGGATATTAATGAAGGGGCAGCCTTTCCTGAGTTTAACAGACGGATACACGTAGTAGATCCTTATGATATACCTCATAATTGGCCTAGGTTTAGGGCTTGTGACTACGGTTATGGATCTTATACTGGGGTTGTTTGGATTGCAATAGCACCAGACGAACAGTTGATTGTGTACAGGGAACTGTACGTATCTAAAGTTTTAGCTACAGACTTAGCTGAAATCATTTTAGACCTTGAATCAGGAGACAAAATAAAGTATGGTGTTCTTGACAGTTCTTTGTGGCACAAACGTGGAGACACAGGACCAAGCCTAGCAGAGTCTATGATTATAAAAGGATGCCACTGGCGTCCATCAGATAGATCAAAAGGTTCACGTGTTGCAGGTAAGAATGAGATACACAGACGACTGCAGGTTGATGACTTTACAGAAAGCCCAAGGATTGTTTTCTTTAGTAACTGCACTAACACAATAGCCCAGCTACCAGCCATTCCTCTTGATAAGAATAACCCAGAAGATGTAGACACTAAAGCAGAAGACCACCTATACGATGCTTTACGTTACGGAGTTATGACAAGACCAAGAAGCAACCTGTTTGATTTTGATTCAGCTGATCAAAGGACAGGCTTTCAGGCAGCTGACCCTCAATTTGGATACTAGACTAAGGATCTACTATGGAAGAAGATGACATCTTGAACGAAGAAGTAAGCATGGATGACTCAGAAGTGTCCTTCATTGAAGACTCTGAAGAAGGTTCTGGAAGTGATGAGCCTGTAGGTTCTATTGTTTCATACGTTCAAGAACGTTTCTACAAAGCTGAGACTGCAAGGTATACTGAAGAGCAGCGTTGGATTAAAGCCTATCGTAACTATAGGGGTCTGTACGGACCAGACGTTAGCTTTACTTCAACTGAGAAGTCTAAGGTATTTGTTAAAGTAACTAAGACTAAAGTACTTGCAGCTTACGGACAGATTGTAGAAGTACTCTTTGGAGCTAACAAGTTTCCAATTAGTATCAACCCTACTGTGCTGCCAGACGGTGTGCTAGAGGCTGTACACATTGAGTCAGACGATAACATTAAGAAGATGGAGTCGAGTGGTCCTGTTGCTGTACCAACGTTAGAGCCAGGTGAAACCTTTCCTGCCTTCCAAGAACGTTTGGCTGGACTTAGAGGTAAGCTTGAGCCTTTAGGTGACAAGCTAAAAGAAGGTGAAGGTAAGTCTCCTACTCAGATTAACTTCCACCCTTCTATGGTTGCAGCTAAGAAAATGGAAAAGAAAATCCATGACCAACTAGAAGAATCAAACGCACGTAAAGAACTACGCACGACAGCCTTTGAATGTGCACTGTTTGGAACAGGCATTATGAAAGGCCCCTTTGCAGTAGACAAAGAGTATCCTAACTGGTCTGACGAAGGCGAGTACGAACCTACAATAAAGACTGTACCTAAGTGTTCTTCTGTTTCTACATGGAACTTCTACCCAGACCCAGATGCCATCAACATGGATGACGCTGAGTATGTTGTAGAACGTCACAAGATGTCTCGCACACAGATCCGTGCACTTAAACGCCGTCCATTCTTTCGTGAGAATGCTATTGATACAGCTGTGTCTATGGGTGAGTCCTACACTAAAGAGTGGTGGGAACAAATCATGGAGGATGAGTCCAACGATTCTAAAGCTGAACGCTATCAAGTTCTTGAGTTCTGGGGGAACTTAGATATATCTTTACTCCAAGATCAGAATGTAGACATACCACCATCACTAGAAAACTATGATCAAGTTTCTGTAAATATATGGGTCTGTAACAATCAAGTTCTTCGTCTTGTACTAAATCCATTTACTCCTTCTTACATACCCTACTACGCTGTGCCTTACGAGGTAAATCCATACAGCTTATTTGGTGTAGGTATTGCTGAGAACATGGATGACACACAGACCCTTATGAACGGCTTCATGCGTATGGCTGTAGATAATGCTGCACTGTCTGGTAACCTTATAATTGAGGTGGACGAAACTAACCTAGTGCCAGGCCAAGACCTAAGTGTGTACCCAGGAAAAGTCTTTAGGAGACAGGGGGGTGCACCAGGACAAGCCATTTACGGCACGAAGTTTCCCAACGTATCAAATGAGAACCTACAACTCTTCGACAAGGCTAGAGTACTAGCTGATGAGAGTACAGGCTTTCCTTCCTTCGCTCACGGTCAGACAGGTGTGTCAGGTGTAGGACGTACAGCTTCTGGTATCTCAATGCTTATGTCTGCTGCCAACGGTAGTATTCGTAACGTGGTTAAGAACGTAGACGACTATCTCCTTGGCCCACTTGGTAAAGCCTTCTTTAACTTTAACATGCAATTCGACTTTGACCAAGACATCAAAGGTGACTTAGAAGTTAAAGCACAAGGCACTGAGTCCTTGATGGCTAATGAAGTACGTAGCCAACGTTTGATGCAGTTCCTGCAGGTCGCACAGAACCCAGCCTTGGCACCGTTTGCTAAGATGGACTACATCATACGTGAGATTGCTAAGTCTATGGACCTAGACCCAGACAAGGTAGTCAACTCAATGTCTGACGCTAAACTTCAGGCAGAGTTGTTTAAAGAGTTTAGGGCGCAAAACCCAGAACCTGAGGCTCCACAGGGTGGTGTTCCACCACAGGCAGGCCCTCAGGGAGCACCAGCAGGCGCAGGAGTACAGGATACATCTGGCGCAGGGGGTGGCACAATAGGTACTGGTACAGCCCCTCAGCCAGGAGAACAGGGCTTCTCAGGCAATACAGGTGAAGGTGCCGCATGATTAATCTAAAACCCCTAGTAAATGATAAGACTCTATGGGAAGCTTTTCAACAAGAGCTAGATAAGAGGCTTAACGAGACACACAGGGCTATGGAGCAGACAGATAGTGCTAACTCTCTGTACCGTTTACAAGGTCAAGCTACTGCCCTACGTAAACTAAAGCAACTCAGGGAGTATGTTAATGCCTGAGTTAGAACCTTTTGATCCTAAAAAGCATGAGCCTATTGATACAGTAGGTGGTATGAAATCTACAGAGTACTTAGCCTCTGAAGAGTCTCCTGAAGGTACGGCATGGAACATACCTACTATATGGTTTGATAAGAAAACAAAAGAGCCTGTACTTAGAACAGGTGACGATGCGTGGAATGCTGCTTTTGATTACGAAAAAGAAACAGGAAAGAAGTTTCCAAGGTATAAAAATATAAGAGAAGCTGTAGATGCTGCAGAAAAACGTAGTAGTAAAGGTGGAGCTACTAAAGAAAAACTAGATATGGCTGAAGGTGGATCAGTAGAAGAACAAACAGAAGAAGCTTTAGGTTATGCAGCCGAAGGTAAAAAGTTTGCTGAT